CAAGATCCTGACCGTACACACCCGTAGCAAATCCACGGCTGGCGTTAAGGTCGGCTAGATAAGCCTGATTAAGCGCAGCAGACTGCTGAATGTCCTGAGCCTGACGTTGACGAACAGCTTCAGAACAGGCCATTGCTTCACCAGCAATAGCCTGATTGCTCATTTCCAGCCCACGCGCCGCAAATGCTTCACGGGTGGCCTGCTGTGCGTTACGAAGCTCTTCCGGCGAAAGCTGACCCGTAGAAAGGGCCATCTCCGCAGCACGGCGACGGAAGGTTTCGGAAGCAGCCGTAGGAGCCGCACCCATAGCTTGACCATAAAGGCTTTCACCAAGAGCACCTTGCCCAATAGTTTGCGCGGCAACATCCGCAACACGTTGAGCGCGTGCAGCATCATAACCTTGAGAAGCATAGCCTTGAGCATTGTATCCTTGGGCAGAAACGGTTGGGGCTGCGCCAAGCAAGTTTGCTTGGCCTTGGGCAGCAGTATAGCCTTGCGCCGTCATTGTGGGCGCGGTTCCGATAAGAGAGGCTTGAGCCGGGGTAATGTTTACATCACCAAAAATGCGTGTATTGCTAAGAGCCGTCTCAAGGTCTTTAAAGGAATCTCTCTCTCCACCCATCGCCCGTGCAGCCTCAAGCTGAGCAAACATTTGGGGATTGGCCTGCATGAGCGCAGACAGATAACCGCCACTCTGGCTCTGGAGGGCGCGGATGTCTGCATCACGCTTAAGCCGATCAGCCGTTTCCTGCGTAGCACTAAGCTGGGGAGTAATTTGGTTGATGATGTCAACCATTCCAGCCTGACCGGGGGTTCCACGCAGCGTCTGTTCAATCTCTTGAAGCGTTAGACCAGTAAACTGGGGCCGATACTGCTGTTCCGCCCCGAGCAACTTGTTCATGAAAGCAGGGTCAGACATGGCCGTGATATAGGCCATCGACGCCTGTGCCGGATCTACTTGAAACGGATTGGCCGGGGTAGCTGGAGCACCCCTGTTGATGTTTTCAATCGGAATATCAAAGAGTTCGGCCATTGTTAAAAGTAGTTAGCAGTAGTTTGATTATAACATCCTATCTCAGCTTGCCTCGGTAACAGAGCGGAATGCTTGATAGGCTTCTAGCTTCACCATACGGAGCTTAGGACGGCCCTTGGTGGGTACGAACTTTAGCTGCATCCCATAGGCGCGGATGTTGCCAATGCGGCCACGGACAGAGCTATCCTCGCCAATAGGCAGGTCTTCCTCAAGGCTTTCAGCCAATGAGTACATCGGGGCTTCCTTATCGATGTTTTCGGAAATCATGGTGATGTCCGCATCGCTAGGCTCATACTCAGAGCTTTCAACGTGAACCTCGTAGGAATTGAAGCTCTTGCGGCCAACGTCGTCAAAGACATACTGGCGGGTAACTACCTCTGACTCAATCGGGTACGGGATAGAGTCGCCGCCGGGAACCGTGTAAATGTAGTCGAATCCATCCACACGCTCATCAATGGTATGCACGCCACCAAAGCGGTTGACGGCATAGAGCTTGTTGATGCCGCCAGCCCCAGACACGATGAGGTTGCTGATGTCCCAGCCCTCTTGGTCGATGATATCCAAACTCTCCCAGCCCTGATTCAACAGGTTGTAGACGAGGATGGCATTGTTGCGCGGACTGTTATCTAGTGGTACTGCAATCCAATAGCGATTGTCGTGGTAGATCGCTACAGCGTTGTGGGCGTAGTCTGGATTGATCCGCTTGATAAGCGGGTTAATCGGATCAGATAGGGGCAACCCCGCGCCACGAAGGTTGTACAAGTCTTGGAAGGACGTGGAATAGACGCCGTTGTCGGACAGGAAAAAAATGCGGTCGCCAATAGTCACTACGCTCTTCTGCGCCACCAACCCAGCCTCGCGGGTGATTTCCTTCAAAGAAATATCCGCAATAGATCCGCTCAGCCCGAGCATTAGATGGATCGAATTGCGGTTGAAGATAACAGCGTTATCCTCAGTAAATGGGTGAACATACTGGAGATAGTCCGCAATCCCAGCCGTAACCTTTAGCTGGTTCTGGATGCGGTCATAAGTGTCAGAGTCGAATACGTCCGATAGGAGGATTTCATCCCTGACGTTCCGGTCCGTAATTGTTTCGCTGCCGCTGCTACCCGTGGTTGAGTAGAAGTAGGGGACGATAAGACGCCGCTGATGATAGACGCCCCACGCCGGGGCGGGCATATGCGTGAAGCCAAGCTGGGACGGCTGCTTCTTGGCGTACACCACCTTATGCGAAGTTAGATCGGGAACTTCAGCGTAGAAAGTAAAGGTATCGGCGTCTGCTACCGTAGCAATAACATACCCCTCCTCTTGCTCAACAAGAGTAGAACTTCCTTTATCAACAACATGAATCCTGTCCCCAACCAAAAAACCGTGAGCCGTTTCGCTAACCGTTACAATACCGTTTGCAATTACGGTGTTGTTGTTTGAATCCAAGTAAGTGGTTGCGGCGTAATCTCCATTAGCTACCTTTGTGAAGGCTGGCGTGCCGCTAAAGCTGCCATTCCATTCCAGAGCCGTAGCCCCGTCGCGGAATATGAAAACCTTGTTGAAGGTTTGCAGCATATTTACGCTGCTGTTGAGAATAACGCCAGAAGGGTAGGCAATCGTCGTCGTTGCCTTGGTCGCCATGTTGATGGCAACCGCGCTGGAGTACTGGGCAATGATGATGTACTCGTCGTTGTTCGATGCGGGATTTGAAAACAGGCATGAGCCAAACGCTCCATTAGATTCAGCCGTTCCTACAATGCCACCACCAGCCTTGGACGTACCGCTAACTGAGTAGGTTTCGCTGCCCGATCCGGCGGAAAGTGTGTAGGTAAACGTATTAAGCCCCGTAACCGTAATGGTCTTATTGCCATTGGGGTTAACGGTGCCGGGACCAACGTCCACGATAGCCACTACATAGGAAGACGAAAAACCGTGATTGCTAGACGTAGTGATGGTTACAGTCGTTCCACTACGGGTGGCCGAGCTAATAACTACTTGCGGCCACAGATAGAAAGGCAACGTAAGCGTGTCGTCTACAGTTCCAATAACGGGGCCAAACGTATCTACGCCGGGACGCACTTGCCACGTCCCATCCACGTTCATCCGTCCATTGACGGACATAGCAAGCTCTCCTGCCTGCAACTGGTCAGGACGGAGGCGGTTGTTAAATCGGGAAAAGCCAATATCTGCCGTCTCGGCAATAGGCGTATCCCGGCCACTAAAGCTGCTGTAACGTGCCATAGATGAATCCCTAACCAGCGGTTAAGGTTCAACTATGATACCTTACGCCGCTTGAAATCTACGCCCTTAATTGTACCTTTGTTTCGGGAAGCATAGAACACTTGTTCGCCTCGCTTCGGGCCATATTCCTCGGTCATGGCGGCTTTAATCTTCTTACCCTTCTTGGTGAGTGGCATGGTTATCGGTAGTTAGAGGTTTTCTTAGCAATCTTCTTGGGCTGCTTAACAAACTGCTTTCCGGCCTTCATGCCCTTACGCTTGGCCCTATTGGTGGCGGCGCGTTCAGCGGGGCTAAGAGCCTCCCATGCAGCCTTGGGCAGATAGCGTTCGCCAGTCTTGAGGCTAGGCTTGCCGGATAGGGTGCGCCATTCCTGACGGGTCCAATTGGCTAAGCTGCGCTGTTGTGGCTTCATTTGGCCGTCTTGTACCCGCCGCCCTTTTTCTTGTACTTGAGGGCTAGAAGCTGTGCCTTTCTCGCGGACCATTGCCCCGGCTTGCCGCCCTTGCCGCCAGACTTGATGGACTCAAAGAGACGCTTCCTCATTCCGGGCCTTGTGTAGACCCCGGCTGAGTTAACTGTCGAGCGGCGTTTCACTTGCAGGGCTTACGCTTGCCCATTTCGCACTTACGTTTTCCACATTTCATTTTATTGTCCTCCTTGTATTCCATCATGTCCTCCGCAGCTTCGATGGCCTCGTCGGCCTCCTTCATGCGGCGGTAGAGCATACGCTCTTGGTTCTTATAACGACGTTCGTTGCGGTCTTTCATGGTTAGCAGTCCCAAGCTCGGCGGGACCAATAGTTGGCAGACAGTTTATTGGTCTTTCCCTTAATGCCTCCAGACCGAG